TTTCTGCTGAGCGTGGAGACAAATCTAAGAAAGAGAACAAAGCACGTTCTCGCCAGATGGAGAAAGATATTCGCGGTGCTGGACTACCTGGACCAACAAAGGCACAGGGAAGATATACCGAAGATGATGGAACTCCAGAAGGTAGAAAGGTTGGTGAGAAGTCTCATATCATTAGTTCTGGTAAAAAGGGCAAGAGAAAGTTCAAGAAAGCAGTAGAAAAACTGGGCGCAAAGCATGGACAAGATGCTGTTCTTGTTCAGAAAAAACCCAGTGGATCTGGTGATCTTGTTGGCACCAAAAAGGGTGCATGGCCCGGTAAGGGCAAGAGAGTTCCACAAGGAAAGATGAGACCCGGAAGAACCGGGGAATTTGACACCAAAGTTAAGAACAAGACATTTACATTTGAAAAAGACTGATATGAGTAAAACAGTAATTCTTCAAAATACCAATATGATGTCCCGTATGGTTGCATATGAGGCGAGAGTGCGAGGTAAAGAAGTCTTCTATAAGGATGCTGATGGAAATATAATTCCATTTGACGAAGCATGTGAACGTTACAAAAATTAACTCCCATGGGACAGTTTACGAACTGTCCTTTTTTGTGCGTCTGGGGTCCTGGGAACCGTATAATAAAAAGGTAGATAAGAGGAACGACACCCCCGATGGCATTCAAAAGCAAAATTAATAACTCTGTGATTGATGAACTTCGCGGTTCTTTCGGTGAGAACATTACTGCTGAAAATGTCCGGGAATATTGCGCTACTCATGGAGTTTCGTATCCAACCGTTACTAAGCGTTTGGATCAGTTTAAGGTTGGTCGTGGTAAGTGGAATCTTGAAGTGACTAAAAAAGATATTGAGAAAATCGAGCATAGTTATAGTGCAATTTCTGTCATCCCTAACGCTGAGGACACTAACAGTCTTGTTCCCGATAAGGATCGCACCTTTGTTCCTTTCGGCAGTTTTTCTGATGTGAAGAAGATCCTTAAGTCTGGAATCTTCTATCCTGTGTTCATTACTGGTCTTTCTGGCAATGGTAAGACCTTTAGTGTTGAGCAGGCATGTGCGCAACTCAAGCGCGAAATTATTCGTGTAAACATTACAATCGAAACTGATGAGGATGATCTTATTGGTGGATTCCGTCTGGTCAACGGTGAAACTGCTTGGCATAATGGTCCAGTCATCGAAGCCCTGGAGCGCGGTGCGGTTCTACTGCTTGACGAAATTGACCTGGCTTCCAACAAAATTCTTTGCCTTCAATCGATCCTTGAGGGTAAGGGAGTGTTCCTCAAAAAGATCGGGCGTTTCGTAAAACCTGCTGCTGGTTTTAACGTCGTTGCGACAGCCAATACCAAGGGCAAGGGTTCTGATGATGGTCGTTTCATCGGCACCAACGTGCTGAATGAGGCGTTTCTTGAGCGTTTCCCTGTTACAATGGAGCAAGAGTATCCTAGTGTTGCTGTTGAACAGAAAATTCTTGAGGGTGTTTCTCTGGATCTTGGTGTGGAAGATCGTGATTTCTGCAAGCGATTGGTTGACTGGGCAGATGTGATCCGCAAGACCTTCTTTGATGGTGGAATTGATGAGATCATCAGCACTCGCCGTTTGGTCCACATCATCCGCGCATATTCCATCTTCAACGACAAATCTAAGGCAATTAAGGTCTGTGTTAATCGTTTTGATGATGAGACCAAGACTGCATTTATGGAACTTTACGATAAGGTCGATCCCAACTTCAATCCTGATCAAAAGGTTGACAGCGAAGATCCATTCTGATATAATGTAGGAAACACTAGTTATGACTATGAGTGACGCATCTGACTACAGTTTTAATTTGATGGACAATCTTGAAGATGCATATGCCGCAGGACCTGTGAATTATGGATCATTCATGTGCGGAGCTGCTGGAGAAGATACGATTTCATTTACTTCAGCATCTACAGACCCTTCCGATACTGTTGTTTTTAACTTTGACTCTGTGATCAATAAAGAAAACAAACCGTCAACAAATGACAATGGATTTTGGAAGTTTAGTGAGGATCAAACTCTGAAAGTGCTTGAGGAATATCTCACTAGCACATATCATTCTCACTACACTTCTGAGAATTCTAAAGTTCAAGTCCTTGATATTATTGAGGCGATTGGTGATGGTGTTCCGTTCTGCCGGGACAACCTGATCAAGTATGCTTCCCGATTTGGAAAGAAGAATGGGATGTCTAAACTTGACGCCCTGAAGATCATGCACTATGGTGTGCTTCTGTATCACTTTGCAGGTTTCCACAAAAATACTACTAATGGTTATGAGACTTTCTGATAAAACCCTTGTTCTTCTGAAGAACTTTTCTTCCATCAATCAATCAATCTTGATTCAAGAAGGTAAGAGTCTTCGCACTATGTCGGTGATGAAGAACATTCTTGCTGAAGCAAATATTGAGGATGAGTTTCCTCGCGATTTTGGGATTTATGATTTGAATCAATTCCTGAATGGTCTCGCCCTTCATGAGAATCCAGAACTTGATTTTTCAAATGATAGTTACGTTGTTATTCGTGAGGGTAAGACACGCTCAAAATATTTCTTCTCAGATCCGAGTTTGATTGTAACACCACCTGAGAAAGCAATCGTTCTTCCTACAGAAGACGTTACTTTTAAATTGAATACTCAGCAATTGGATCGTCTGCTAAAAGCGGCATCAGTTTATCAACTTCAAGATCTTTCTGCTGTTGGCGGGGATGGTGTGGTCAAACTGATGGTCCGTGACAAGAAAAACGATACTTCTAACGATTTCTCCGTAGTTGTGGGCGAGACTGATGCATCATTCTCCTTTAACTTCAAGGTTGAGAATATCAAAATTCTTCCTGGATCTTATGACGTTACTGTGTCCCGTAAATTGCTTTCTAGATTTGAAAGTCGGGATTATGACCTGACATATTATATTGCACTTGAACCAGATTCTGACTTTGAAGCATGACTTTAGAATTCATTTCCTTTCTCCTACCAATCCAATTAGAAATGGTTGGTGTGATTAATCAGGCAAATTTTAGGGTTGAGCAAGACACTGGACTTTGCGAAGCATCAAAAGTTGTTTTTGCGTGGACTACTAGTAACAGGGGTATGGGTGTATGTCTTGATAATATTGAGCAACATGCCAAATATGATAGGAATGAGATTAAACGAATTGTAAATCAAGCAGTGACACATGAATCTGTTCATGTTGCACAAATGTGTAATAAAGGAAATACTGTTCTTTCTCAGCGGGTTCAGTTAAATGATCTGACCCCAACTCAAAAAAAGAGTGTGGTCAGATCTATGGCATATTCGCTTAATTTGGGGTCCGCTGCTCTAGAGGCGGAAGCCTATTATATGGAAAAGAGTCCGACTCTCACCGCTTACATGCTTAAGAGGTATTGCCTTTGAACATCTTAAAACATTCTATTTTCTAATTAAAAAGAGAGGACAAAAATACATGGCATTCTGCTCCCAGTTTGGACAGGGTGGACAACACCAAGGGATATGTTAAGGGAAATGTCATCGTGGTCAGTAGGAGGGCAAATGTCCTCAAGAAAGATGCTACACTAAATGAATTGAGGCAATTAGCGGATTATTATGAACATCTTTGTGGTTGATCTAGACCCCTCTAAGGCAGCGCAGCAACTTCCAGACCGTCATGTAACCAAGATGTCCTTGGAGACGTGCCAGATGCTCTCTCTGGTGCTCTCTGAGTGGTATTGGGGTTGGGGTGCCCTACACAAGCAGGACGGCACCCCCTACAGCACGTCCAAGGGCGCCTTCCGAAACCACCCCTGCACCCGCTGGGCAGCACAGGATCCGGCAAACACTGCCTGGCTCCTTGCCCACGGTCTTGCCCTCTGTTTTGAGTATACAGAGAGGTATGGCAAAAGGCATTCGTGCCAGACTACAATAGAAGAGGCAATGGCGATATTTCACAATCACGGACATTCCATTTATGATTGGGGTAAGGTTGAGCAATTTGTCCGTGCTATGCCAGATGAATACAAGTTGGATGATTCAATTGATGATGTGATGGCGTATAGAATGTATATTGCATCTAAACCTTGGGTATCATCCAATTATCTTCGTATTCCTGATCGTAAACCTGACTGGGTGTAATTATGGGATTTACTTATTATGTTCAATACACTGACTCATCTGGGCTAGATGCGGTGTCATTTTGTTGGGATGAGGAGGTATTTGATAGTATGATTGAGCGTCTTGAATCTGAAGGGTGTGAAATTCTTAAGACAAGATTGGACCCAGATTGAAATCTGTGGTATACTGTAAATGTGACTGATCTAAATTATGGCAAGTGAATTTCTTTGGGTTGAGCAATATCGACCCAAGACAATTGATGATTGTATCCTTCCGGATGAAACCAAAAAAACCTTCAAGGAGTTTGTGGCGAAGGGTGAGATTCCCAATCTGCTTCTTGCTGGACCCCCAGGTGTTGGAAAGACAACAATTGCTAAGGCGTTGTGTAGCGAACTGGGGGCAGATTTTTATGTAATTAATGGTTCCGATGAGGGTCGATTTCTTGATACTGTGAGGAATCAAGCAAAGAACTTTGCATCTACCGTTTCGTTGTCTTCAGAATCGAAGCATAAAGTAATCATTATCGATGAGGCAGACAATACTGGAAACGATGTTCAACTTCTTTTGAGGGCAAATATTGAGTCCTTCTACAATAACTGTAGATTTATCTTTACTTGCAACTATAAGAACAAGATTATTGAACCACTTCATTCCAGGTGCGCAGTTGTTGACTTCTCAATCAAAGGGAAGCAGAAGGCACAACTTGCTGGAAATTTCCTGAAGAGACTGCAATTCATACTTGACACAGAACGTATTAAGTATGAGCAGAAAGTATTGATTGAAATGGTCACTAAATACTTTCCCGACTTTCGTAGAATTATCAATGAATGTCAAAGGTATTCTGTTAGTGGTGAGATTGATACTGGCATTCTTGCCTGCTTCACAGATATTCCGGTAAATGAACTTATCAAAAATCTTAAGGAGAAGAACTTTACCGAAGTTCGCAAATGGGTTGCATCCAATTTGGATAATGATGCCCATATTGTTTTGCGTCGTGTTTATGACGCCTGCTATGAATATCTTACTCCTCCTAGCATTCCTGCTGCAGTTCTTATTATCGCCAAGTATCTGTATCAAAGTGGATTTGTTGCTGACCAAGAAATCAATACTTTGGCAGCACTAACAGAAATTATGTGTGAATGTAATTTTAAGTAGTATTATGGCAACACTAACATTAGTAACTCTTTTAAATTTCATGGCAGGCGACTTTTGTAG